ATATTGGAACGTAACATTAGAGAGTTACAAGAACAATTACACAATTCATATGTTCGTATAGCCGAATTGAATGAAGAAATATTACAACTTAAGGCACCTCAAATTAACAAAAAATAAATGTTTGAAGTACGAGAAGTAAACACCAAGACTGGTAATATGCTTGTCCATTCAGACGATCCTATTATAGGTCGCAGTTTAATTGATTATGGTGAATACTGTTGGCAAGAAATAGAACTTATACGTGATCATGTTGGACATGGTGACTTTGTTATTGATATAGGGGCTGGCATAGGAACACACAGCATTGCACTTAGTCCTATAGTGAGCAGGGTTCTTTTAATGGAGCCAGACAAAGAAAACTTTGATTTGTTAACTAAAAATCTTGGTACTAATATGTGCCGCAATGTTACAGCTCATAATATGGCAATGGGTGCCGAAACTAAAAAAATTGCCACAAAATTTAATTTTTCTAAATCAACCATTAATAATGGTGGCGATACTATGATGACTACCTTAGATAGTATCAAAGGATTTCCTCCTTTAAGTCTTATTAAGATAAGTGCTAACGGAATGGAATTGCCTATATTAATGGGAGCGATGCAGACACTGTCTTATTTTAAATGTCAAGTACTTGTTGATGTAAGTGATGCATCGTCTAAACCTTTTATACTTGACTATTTGAAAGGTCTAAACTATAATGTATATGAGTTCAACTGCCCATTGTTTACATCAGCAAATCATAGGAAGAACCCTAAAAATATATTTGAAGATATGGTAAAATCAACTTACTTTGCTACTTTTAATCAACCCAACCGCAATCTTAAACAGGTATAATGAAAGATCATGAATATATTTTATTTAGATAAAGATATAGATAAGGCTGCCGAATACCATAATGATAAACATTGTGTTAAAATGATTGTTGAGACGGCACAATTGTTATCAACTGCACACCGTATCCTAGATGGTACAGAATATTATAGCAAAACTGCTAATGGTCGTAAGATAAAACGATGGAAACATCCAAACAGCAATTTAGAAAATACATTATACAAAGCAAGCCATGTAAATCATCCAAGTGCAAAGTGGGTTAGAGAATCAAAAGGAAATTATAATTACCTATATAAATTATTTAATGCTCTAAGTAATGAGTATACATACAGATATGGCAAGACACATTTAACATATCAAAAACTACACGATGTTCTTGCCGCTGTACCACAAAATATCCCAGATAAAGAATTTACACAACCGCCACCAGCAATGCCTGATGATGTTAAGAACAGTGATAGTTTGATAGCGTATAGAGATTATTATAAGAAATATAAATCACACATTGCAGTATGGACTAAAAGAGATACGCCAAGTTGGTATAATTGGAGTAACGCATGAAAGAGTTATGGACTGAGAAGTATAGACCCAAAGTACTTGACGAATATGTATTTAGAGATGCAGCGCAAAAACATCAAGTAGCGGGTTGGCTTGAAAGTGGAATGATTCCACATCTACTCTTTAGTGGTGCTCCTGGCGTGGGTAAAACTACGCTTGCAAGAATTTTAATACACCAGTTAGAGGTTAATGAGTATGATGTATTAGAAATTAATGCTAGCCGAGAAAATAGCGTTGACGCAGTGCGTGAGAAAATTACTAATTTCGTGGCAACTATGCCGTTTGGAGAGTTTAAAGTTGTCCTACTAGATGAAGCTGACTATATTAGTCCAAATGGGCAAGCAGCATTGCGTGGCGTTATGGAGACTTATGCAAGCACCGCGAGGTTTATTCTAACTTGTAACTATCCTAATAAAGTTATTCCAGCATTGCATAGTCGTTGTCAAGGCTTTCATATTGAAAAAGTTGATACAACAGAGTTTACCGCTAGGGTTGCCACAGTATTAGTTAATGAAGATGTAACAATTGATATTGATACTCTAGATAGTTATGTGAAAGCAACATATCCTGATCTACGCAAGTGTATTAACCTGGTGCAGATGAACAGTGTGGATGGCAAACTAGTTAAACCACAAGAGTCAGACAGTGCTATGGCAGACTACAGACTAGCTGTAGTTGATCTGTTCAAGGAAGGCAAATTATTGGAAGCACGTAAACTGTTATGCAGTCAGGTACGTGCAGATGAGATGGATGAATTGTTCCGCTGGATGTATGATAACCTGGAACTCTGGAGTGACACGCAAGAGGGTCAGGATCAAGCGGTGTTAATTATTGCTAAAGGTTTGCGTAATATTCCAATGGTAGCTGATCAAGAGATAAACTTATCAGCTACATTAGTTGAGTTATGCCAGATTTAAAAGAGATACTAAAATTTGGTAATAGCTTTTGCATACTTCCTTTTTTACATGAACATTTAGATGTAGATCATAAGAAAAAAGTATGTTGTCTAAGTAAACAAGAAATTAATAATGATCGGCTAGCAGAAATTCAGAATTCAATGCTGAATAATGAAGTTGTTCCTGAATGCAATGCATGTTACGATAAAGAAGATAATAAGACATTCAGTCATAGGCAACTGTTTAACACTGAATGGTTTAAACAATATCCTGAAATAGTTAATGATGTAGTGGAAAATCCACATGTTTACTCATATGACTTAAGGTATAGCAATCTGTGCAATCTGAGATGCCAGACATGTGATGCTGTTTCAAGTAGTACATGGGCAGATTATTTAGGTGAAACAGAAAAATACAAAGCATGGGAACCAAATCTTAATATAAATCCAGATACAAAACGCATTTATATGGCAGGTGGTGAACCATTTCTAATTAAGAGTTTTAGTACTGTTCTTAATAGTATTAAGAATAAAGATTGTGAAGTTGTTATTAACACTAATGTCACGGTGTTAACAGATCATATGATGAATGCACTACAGCCATTTACTAATATATGTTTCATACTAAGCATAGATGGAATAGGAGAAGTTAACGATAAGATTAGGACTTTAAGTAACTGGAATACTATAGTTGAGAATATTCAAACGTTACGAGAAAAATTGGATCCTAGTTTTCAAGTAAACACTGTTATACAAAAAGATAACTTAGATGACGTTCCTAATATAGCATTATGGTTAGATTCACAAAATATTAAAATGTGGAATACAACATTGCTTACCCATCCAGAACAATTTAATTATAAATTGTATACTGGAAAATTAAATTGGAATTCATTATGGAATAGGGAATGTGTTAAATCAAACATACAAGTACAAAATACATTAAGACATATATCTAACCATTATAGTACGTCTTAAATTACATGTAATTTCATCACAACTATGCCAGCTTCCTGAGTCATTTCTTATTATCCAACTAGTATTATTGATAAACGGTATTCGTTTAAGGCAGGTACCGTTTTCGTCATTTAAATTGGTTCCAGTGTCGCCACTAATATATAACTGCCAGGCTATATTAATCTGACTAGCATCTACATGATTTCCCACAGCATATCCTGATGTATCCTCGTATAAACTACCCATAGTAACACGGTTACGGGTATAATTTAAATCTTCTAGACTATACACAGCCTGTTGTATGTCAGTATGAGACATGATATTTTTTGAATATTCCTGCCAGAATTGAGATTGTAAATTGTATATCCGACGGTTAATGTTTAAGCCAGCAGTGTTACTAAGCCAATTGTCAGTGGGCCAATGCATGTTGCATAAATGCAACAAATCATGATGTAGAATATCCTCCACAACCACGTGCCAGTAAGGTTCCCAGCAAACTTTAGCCTTTTTCAGCTTATTAACAGTAAAATTTCTATATTTTTGCCACATTTGGTTGACATTACCTTGTTATATGTTACTATATATGAGTAGATAAATTAACTATCGAGGACAGAGATGAAATCAAGGGTACAAGATACTTATCCCCTGGAAGATGTTATGGCCTTGGCGGTCATGGCACAACGTATTAACGGGGAATACCTAACTAACCCTAGGAGAGAATTCGATGACGAGGGTGTGGTTATTAAGATTAACCATTCTAACAAGGATTTGATCCGCTTTGGTACTGGTGCCTCCATGTACAAGACAAGCACGTTTGTCGATAAAGATGGTAACAAGTTTGCTGACTACTCCATGACAAATGTTGCTGATGAAGAAGATATGGAAGTAGCTCAGGAAATTATTAGCTACTACACTGGTCTTATGTTTAAAGCAATTGGTGGTAAGATTAATCAATTTGAAGAACGTGTCCTAGAGATTGTTAAAACCGGCAAAGTTTCTTCGTACGACTTTGGTGTTATTGCCAGTTTACCCAAGAGTTATGCTCGTAATGTAGAGCGGGAGGCTGTTGAAGAAAAACAGCGTGAGCTAAGTGATAACAGCCAATTCATTGGTCAAGTAGGAAAAACGATAGATCTAGATTTAGATATTATGCGTTTTAACTTTATCCAGAAACTTAACTGTTATGTTGTCAATGGTGTTGATGCAGATGGCAACCTAGTTGTATTTTTTACTAGCAACGAAGATTTTAACGGCCCAACATCCTTAAAAGTGCGTGGCCGTGTTAAACGTCATCAGAATAGTAATTACCATGGTGGCAAGGAAACAGTCTTTAACTACGTAAAGGCGATCTAAAATGGATAAGGTCTTCATGTTATTGTTTAGTTTTGTGCTAAACACACCTGATGGTCCCAGAGATGAGATCATACAGGTTTATAGCAAGCATTTTGATACTCAAGAGTCTTGTGAGTCAACTCTAAATAATTGGAAAGATATTATCAAAGCTGGTGCATCGGATAAATTAAATAGCATGTTAAAAGAGGGTTTCGCTGTAGAGCTTAATTCCGTGGTGTGCGCCGTACAGCCTGTACTGCCCATCAAGCCACAGGATGAGCCCAGCACTGAGGACACGTCTAGTGACGTAGGCTAGTAGGGCGTTGCGGGCCCTATGATGAAGTGGCTGTTAACCACAAAAATAACGCACGATGCCAAGTAGGCGAGGAGCTAGGGCTTCTCTGGGAAACAAGCTATGGTTTGCATGCTCGAAAGGCAGGACCTATTGTAGACCGAAAAACGACCTCTGGTGGAGTCATTGATAAACGACGGCGCAGAAGCTAAGTTGTTCCCTAAGAGAAATAGCCCCGTAAGGGGTTATTTTTTAATGACCATTATGAAATTTATCACGTAATTTATTAGAAAACTCCCATAATGAGCTTACCTGTTTATTAAGCACATCTACTTCAGCTCTAAGTTTAACGACTTCTACATAAGTGTCGCGTTTTTCCACGTCACTAAGATCTTTTCGTAAACTTCTTACTTCTGACTGCAATCTAACAGCGACAACCACAGCACCTACTACGAATAGTATCTGATGCCAATACTCTGATATTATTTCCATACTATATCTATAGATTGACACATCGGTAAAATATGTTAATATTAAGTATGGAAAAAATAATTTTAACAGACTGTGATGGTGTATTGCTGAACTGGGAATACGCTTTCGGAACATGGATGGAAGAACATGGTCATACAATGATCAAGAATGGTAATTTCATCTACAATATTGGAAAACGTTTTGATATAGACAAGAACGAAGCAAGTAAATTAATTCGTTTCTTTAATGAAAGTGCTACTATTGGTTTCCTCCCTGCTCTTAGAGATGCAGAGCATTATGTTAAATTGTTAGGTAACCTAGGTTACAGGTTTCATGTAATAACTAGTTTAAGCAAAGATCCAAATGCTCAACGGCTACGGACTAAAAACTTAACTAAGTTATTTGGTAATGTCTTTGAAAAATTTATCTACCTGGATACAGGCGAAGATAAAGACGCTATACTAGCCCATTACAAAGATTCAGACCTGCTTTGGGTAGAAGACAAGCCTGCTAACGCAGAAGTTGGGCTACGGTGTGGATTGAATAGTGTAGTGATGGAACACGCCTTCAATTTACATTATGAAGGCGATGCTCCGTTTGTTAAGAATTGGGCTGAAATTTACACTATGGTAACAGGAATATCTGCAAATGATTCTGTAGATATAGCTTAATTTACCAAGAATAATTTAAATGGTTTTGAAGTTCAATTCTCTTAGTATTTAATGTAACTGTGAACTCAACAAATGATGTAGTGATTGTTTTACCCATTGGGTATGCATGTGTTTCATGAGTGCCAGCATCATCACTGTGAACTTCTTCATCTGTACTTCCGGTATGTGTAAATCGGAAATCAGTATTATAGTTGGTAAAGTCAGTCCAATCACTTGAATCTGTTAAATGAGTTACATCAGTATCGCCTACTGTACCAGTCATTTTTACATATCTTCCAGAGCTCTGCTTATAAGCATAACCAAACATATGGAAGCAGAGATTTCTATCATTGCTAGCATCTACGAATTCATCATTTAAGAATTCAACCTTGACAGTTGCGGTTACGCTGTGATCATCCGCTGGTTCTTTACTAGATGTCCATGTATATGGAAAAACAGTAGGATTAGAACTATCTGTATTAGATACTTCTACATTGTCAGCCAATACATCACCATCAATACTGAATCTCGCTTTAGCATGTTCAGAACCATAAGCGTCTTGATGCATTACAAAAGCAACTTTATACTCAGCCATAATAGGGCCTCCTTTTTAAAAACGTATAAAACTATTTATCGCCGTATATAGAAAGTACTTCTGATACTACAGGGTGTCTTTCAATATCCATATTTGAAAATTTAACAAATCTAATATACTGGCTGTCTGCATATTTATTAAACAGATTACCGAAGTCTATAAGTCCATTTTGAGATTCACGTCTATCAGTTTGGTGTATGTCACCAGTTACTGCCATTCTACTGTTTTCTCCTATTCGAGTAAGTAACATTTTCATTTGATTTGGAGTGGCATTTTGCATTTCATCTGCTATAATATATGAATCTTTAAATGTTCTTCCACGCATAAATGCGAGTGGCGATATTTCAATGATCATCTCATCAATCATGTGTTTAATTTCTTTTGGACTATAGTATTCTTGTATAACATCAAAAATAGGCCTAGTCCAAGGCTCCATTTTTCTATTTAAATCTCCAGGTAAAAAGCCATGCCTTTCATCGTCAACGCCTACTGCTGGGCGAGTTATAATAATTTTATCTACAGTACGCTCCTTTAATCCTTTAAGTGCAGCTAGTACTGCTAACATTGTTTTTCCTGTACCAGCTGGCCCCACGCCAACAACAATCACATTACTTGGATCAAGTAATTGACTGATATATGTTTCTTGGTTAAGGTTTCTGGGTACTAATACAACGTCGTTCTTGCGTTTAATGTATTCGTTAATGTTGATGATATTTTGATTGTCTCTAGGCTTGTTTTTTGTCCTGCGACTCATTTAGTAGTCCTCCTGTTAGAAAAAGTTGAGGACATATGTAAGTTTTGAACAGAAAGCATACGCCCTCCTTTCAAAAGATATTTAACAAGTTGAATAGCCTGTTATAATATGTTATTTGAATTTTTGATCCACAAAAGGGTAAAAAAATTTATTAATAAAATCTGTATGAGCTGATTCACAAGGATGCGTAGAGTAGAATGGATAATCATTATCAGCTGCCCAGTTATAGAATCCACTAAAGTGGTATATGTTGCTATGTTCTATGCTGTTATATAATGCATTTACGCTTTGGTCATCTGGAGGTTGTGTAAATAGCATGTCATCTACATACGTAAAAACATATTTGATATCATTTTGTTGAAGCCAATTCTGTAAATGAACAATGCTACGATAGCTATTATAGATACTATAAGTCGTATTGCTGCCTACGTGCTTAAAAAACAGTTCACTAAATTCTGCTAACCCAGTACTTTGTGCTTGTAATTGATGTTTCCTATAATCGTCTAAATTAGTCTGCATAAAATTCTTAAAGGCATCTAGTATTACTTTTTGATCCTTTTCATGGGTCCATGGGTTGATAGTTTCCCATGGAGAATTCCTTCCTAGAGTATTATAATTAAACGTAAACTCATATCTAGTGGGAAAACTCCACATAACGGCCACTACAGGTTTACTGTCCAACTGCAACAATTTGTATACATTAGATATAACATTACGTGCTATAGCATCATTACCCCATCCACCATTAGCTACACACATATATTTCATTCCTAGTTTATGTGCTAGAAATGCGCTCCATGTTAATTCACTTGGTTGTTCGGGGGTGCAATCAGCTAATTCATTACCATACGTAAAGCTATCGCCGCCTGCTACTAATACTGTCATAAAAGTTTTGACCTTGCTTATATTATATGCTATTATAATAAATACTTAGCAGGATACAAAATGAATCTAAAAATTCTTAATGAAGTAGAATATATGCTTCAAACTAGTCCCCAAGCACTCCGGGACGAACATAAACTAAAACAATTGATTAATGGTATTTTTGATGTAGAGATCAAAGATGCTAGTTTTACTACCGTTGGTGAATTGGCAGATAAAATAGATAGCCTTATACTAGAAAAATATTTTACTAGTGTATGGCAAGCGTCTATGAAAAAATTTAAGTATAGTGGACTTAAACTAATAGATGAAGTTAATAATTTAAAACCTAGATCTGTATTGGATGTTGGCTGCGGATACAACGAGTTTAAAGGAAAAATCCATAATTTAATAGGCATTGATCCTTACAACAAATCAGCAGACATTAACATGGATATCAGAGAGTATAGCATGGTTGCTCAAGAAAAAAGATTTGATGCCATGCTTGCGTTAGGTAGTATTAACTTTGGTAGTACAGACAAAATCTTTCGTGAATTAGAAGCTATGCTGCGTCTTTGTGAGCCTGGAGCAGTTTTATTTTTCCGTGTTAATCCAGGACACCAACATGAAGCTCATGAGGCAAGGTGGATAACATTCTATCCATGGACTAGTAATTTTATTGTTAATTGTGCTGATTACTTTAACGTAGACATTTTAGATTTACGCAATGACTCAGCTAATAGAATGTATTTTGTTTGGAGGACTAAATAAACTTAGTTAGTAACGGTTACTGCGGTTAAGTTCACTAGCTAATTTCCATATATAAAAGGATAATTAATGTTACCCGAAAGACACTTCTTTACGGGTGTGCCTGGTAGTCGCTGGAGTGGTGTATCTCAGGATATAGAATCTAGTGACTTATACGATATAACAGATCGCACACCTGAAAGAACATATACACATGATTCATTTAATGGGCATGTCGGCGTATATTTTGGCACCGGCATGGAATTCCCTGCAAGTTTAGATACTGAAGTTTTGGACGCACCATATTCAGGAATAGGCACACGACTACATAAAAGTCACGAGTGGTCATATATGCTTGATGATATAGTAGAACAGTATCCTGATTGTTGGATTACGTTGCTATACAGAGATAGTCAAGCATGTTTAGAATGGTGGCTTCAAGCGGGAGGGTTTAGTATTACCTATCCTAATTACGATGCATACAAAAATGAAGAAGTAATGCTTGCTATGATTCGCACTCAAAATAACCATATGCTTGAATTTGCACACAAACACAAATTAATTTGGAATCACATTCCAAAACATTTAGATATATTAATGACAACATGGAAACCTAATGTTAGTGACTGATCTAAATTATTTTAAATCACACAAGAATCTTGTAACAGAATACTATGCTATAGACCGTTTAGAGAAGCGTAATAATAAGGATTGGTTTAAGAACTATCCAGTACAAGATTTTAATTATGTGTTTAATAGTTGGGGATTTAGGGGACCGGATTACGAACAATATTTAGGAGAGCATGTTAATTTATGTTTAGGAGATAGTTTTACTATTAATATGGGCGGCCCAATAGATCACAGTTGGCCTAGTTTATTACAAAAAAAATTTAGTATGCCCTGTTTGAATTTAGGTATCAACGGAGCAGGTAATGATACTATTAGATTAATCTATGAAAGAGCTTGTAAACTTTTTAATGTCAAGAATACTTTTGTTGTTTATAGTTATTTGAATAGAAGGTTAGAAGATGGTGAATTAAAAAGCGAGCCGCAAGATTATGATGAAAATATTGAACATTTTAAGAAACATCAGATAGAAAATGCTATATTCCAATTTGTACCATACTGGTGTCATACAGAGCAAGAACAAATGTATCTTAATAGTTTAGTTAAACCTTATTTACAGCTAGAAATAGATGGTCATCTAGATGGAAAATATGTACATCATATAATTCATACCAACAGAGACGGTCATCATTTAAGTCTAGAAAACAATCAAAAATTAGCAGATAATTTATGGAACCAATGGAAACACTCTTAGCACTCTTAGCAGGAACCCTTTATGGACTTGTAATTGGTATTATACCCAGTGCAGGTGCTACAACAGGATTGATCGCACTATTTGGAGTAATACATTACTTTACAAGTGATCCATACTTAGGTGTAATATTTTTAATGGCGGTCGTTGCTGCGAGCACAACAGGCGATAGCTTTACCGGCATATTACTAGGTATACCAGGTGCTAACAGTGCCGCGGCCACTATGGTAGATGGGTTTCCATTAGCACAACAAGGTAGAGCTAGTTATGCTATTAGTGCCGCCGTTACAACAAGCACAATTAATGGATTGTTATGGGGAGGGCTTGTATTTTTATTACTTCCTTGGTACAGTAACCTAATGATGATACTTGGCATACCTGAACTTTGGGCATTTACGGTATTAGCACTCGCAACTGTTGGCTTTGTTAGTACTAGTTGTTGGGTGCGTAGTTTAATTGCTATTGTCGTTGGTTTAACGCTAGGATTAGTGGGTGTCAATCCAGATAACAATGATCCACGTATGACGTTTGGATGGTTTTACTTACAAGATGGAATACAATTAATGCCGGTAGTTGCTGGTTTGTTTGCAGTACCAGAACTGTTAGGCGGGTTAAAACGACATAGCACTGCATCCGTCATACATTGTGAGATACTTGAAGGATTTAAAGTAACGTGGCAAAATCGTTGGCTAGCATTACGTGGTGGATTTATTGGTGCATTTATTGGGCTACTCCCTGGCTTAGGTGGTGCTATGGCAGATTGGATGGCATATGGAAGTGCAGTGGCTACAAATCCAAATGAAAAATTTGGAAACGGAAATATAAAAGGTGTTATAGGTCCAGAAGGAGCAAATAACGCACAGAAAGCAACAAGTATGATTCCAACTGTACTGTTCGGTATTCCAGGCGCACCATTTGCCGCGGTGTTAATGGCTTTGTTTATGTACTTAAATTTTGAATTAGGTACTCCTGATATTGCTGCAGATACTGAATTTTTTACTAGTATGACCATTGGGTTTTTAGCAGCCACAGTCATTGTTGCTATACTATGTTTAGTGTTTATTAAACCAATTGCTAGTATTACAAGGGTACCTTACAAATATTATTTTCCTGTGCTTTTACTCATTATTACTTGGGCAAGCATGCAGTATACAGGAGGATGGGAAGATCTAGTGATGCTTATAGCGTTTAGTGCCTTAGGTATATTATGTAAAAGTTATAAGTTTTCACGGCCAGCTTTGTTACTTGCTTTTATACTAGCAAGCAAAGTTGAAAGTTTTACTCTACAATTGCATAGCATTTATAGTGTAGAAGAATTAATACAAAGACCAATATTTTTAGTAGTTTGTTTAGCAATACTAGGAATATTTGCATATAGTTTTAAAAAGAAAGGAAACATCGATTATGCGTAAATTATTATTAGCACTAGCAGTCATGCTATTTGCAACACCAGCACTAGCTGACTACACACTGATTGTACCACAAAAGCCAGGAGGCGGTACAAGCGTATGGGCACAAATTGTTGCCACAGAATGGGAAAAGCATCTCGGCGAACGTATTATTATTAAACACATTCCAGGAGCACGTGATATCCCGGGATTTAACGAATTCCATAATGAACTACAGAGAGATTCAAGAACTATCATGGTATCACATGGAGGCAATGGCGTCTCTTTTCTACAGGAAAAAGTTGACTACAACTATGCAGAATATGATAGCATTGGTTTAATGAACCTTAATATTATTGCAGGCATGAAAAAGGATCCTCAGGTAGGTAATCCCAAAGGCAAGATAAAGTTTGCCGCTGGATCTGGTATGGTCCCTGAAGGACTTGCAATGACACAATTACTTTGTGGAAATCTACCCAGTATTGACAAGTACAAGGCATGTTTTAAAGATAAAGTAACTTGGGTACCAGGCATGAGCGGAGGTCAGCGTAGACTTGCTTATAAGCGAGGCGAACTTAATGGTACTAGGGAAAATCCTGCCGCGTTTAAAAAACATGTACAACCACAAATTGATGCAGGCACCAGTGTAATTTGGTTCCATCATGGCATTTTACAGGCAGACGGAAGTCATGCAGACGATCCTAATTATCCTGGATATCAGTTTGAAATTTTGTTTGAGAAAAAGTGGGGCGAAAAGCCAGACAATGTTCTCTATCCTGCTTACAAACTAGTTAAAAGTTTCCGTGACGGTTTACAGAAAGCCCTATGGGTAGGCAAGGGCAATCCAAACTTAGAGCATTTGCGTAAAACACTTACAGCAATGTCACGTCATCCAGAAAGCATTAAAGCTATTCAAGCTAAAGTAGGCGACTACGAATGGCTAATAGGTGAGCGTGGCAATCAACAACGCGATACATTAATGACATTTATTACAGCAGATGCTCTTAAAACACTTGTACAGTTTAACACAAGTGCTTTTGGACTAAAGAGTCTTTATAAGCCAAACCTAATTAAGTAGCATAAATACACTTATAATAGGTGTATTGCTATGGAAATTAAGAAAATTATTGAAAACACTAAGAATGTATATATGAGTGAAACCAGTTTGGAAACTCTCATGGATTTTGAACGTGTTTTAGATGAGGTAGACATGTATGCTTTCAAAAACTGGAAGCGTGGCGAACTTGTAGAAGGGCCAATCAAGCATAAACACTGGGTAGAGTGTACTTTTATGTATCCAAAGAAGATGATGCCAGACCCAGACGGCGGCAAGCGACTACTAGGTTATAACGCTATTGTTGAGTACAAGAAAGATAAGCTAGAAACTCCAGTTAAAGTTAAAGAATACAGTGACTTTAGACCAGGCACACGCAAACCTAAAATGCAGGAAGATCCAGTATGGTTAGTGAAAATTAAATTACCTGCAGAATTGGTTAAAAATACAGAAGAAGGTTTTGTTGAGTTAGAGGGTCGGGAAATAGATCTAAGTGAATTGGATCAGGCATATGAGCAAAATCTAGATGATGTGTCACAGACACAGGATGCTCAAATGGCAGCCGCTCCTCCTCAACAGCCAATGGTACCCGGAGCATAAAAATATGAAACGTAAAGATCCGGTATCACTATATCTAGGTAAAAGAAAACTTGGCGGTGATGTTTATGATAAAGCAGCAGACGTGGGTATGAAAGATAGTGATAGCCCAGTTGCCCAGGCAGTACTACATAGATTAATACGTCAACATCCGGATGTTATTGGCAAATACGGTCCAGATAAAGTAATGGATGCTGTAGACCAAATTGCTTATTTCGTTGGTGATGTAGAAGAAATTGGTAGTAGCGATGTTAGTATTTGGACAAAAGAAGTAATAGATGAACTAGAAGCTATGATTTCTGAAGCAAAACTAAACATCAAGAAGATTCATAAAGCAGTTGATGATGGTAAATCTATGGATGTCATTGTTGGTATGTTTGCAGACAAAGGAACTACTAATACAGATGAAATTCGCAAGATAGTCAGAGATTATAAATGGAAGAAACGTATGAAAGAAGAAGTTGAACTTAATGAAGGTGATAAAGCATTAGCCGCCTATAAAGCTCAACAATTACAACAAACAGGAAATACGTTTGGTGGTGCTAAATTAGATGATATTGGTCAACTTAGTCCAAGCACAAAAAAATTGGCTCAAAACTTAAAAACAAAAGCTGTTGGTCCAGGAAAAAATAGAAATATTATGCCTTGGCATGTTGCTAAACCAGATATTAAAGGTGTTATGAATCAACCAGGTGCGGCTGATTTTAATGAATCACCAGATGATCCGGAACGGCGACCTAATCATGCTGATAAGTCTATGAGTTACGCAGATGAAATAAGACAACGGATAAGGCAACTTGGTGAAGGTTTAAATAAAGATGATATAAAGGATAGAGTACAGCCTACTGTACACTTTGATGAGTTTGTTCCTAAGATGGGAACTGAAGATAACGTTATTGTTAGCAGTTTTAGAATATTAGGCGAGGCTCCTGCCAAAGATTTAGAAAATTTTCTAGAAAAAGGCTATTCATGGATACTAGATGCAGAAACTAGTGCTGGAGAAATTGATCCTGGTTACTTTGTCGTATTTGTTGAAGCAGAACGTAGAACGAGTTTTCCAGAAAAGTTTTATAGTATGTTAGGTGATATTTATAATATTACAGATATAAAGCCTACTGAATGGGTTATGAAATACTACCAAGGATCACGTAGAGATCCTAAATATAAATTAACTGTGCAGAATATGATTACGCATATTCCACTAAGTCCACGAAAATATCGACAACACAAAGCTAGTGAAAGTGTGTTTGAAAGCATGCTTAATATTGCTAGAATTCCACGAAAGAAAGGTGATACACATGAATTTAGAACAATTGCAAAAAGATCTAGAACGTGATGAAGGAGTGGTTCACGAAGTTTATTTAGATCATTTAGGTTTGCCTACTGTTGGCATTGGGCATCTTATCCTTGAAAGTGATCCCGAGCATGGTGCTGATGTAGGTACTCCAGTAACAGAAGAACGTGTTACAGAACTTTTCCAACAAGACTGTGAAATAGTACTAGCGGATTGTCAAATTCTTTATCCAGACTTTGATGATCTACCAGAAGAAGTTCAGTTAATTATCGCTAATATGATGTTTAACATGGGACGACCACGGTTAAGCAAATTTAAAGGTATGAAACGTGGAGTTGATGCACGTGATTGGGATGCAGCCGCAGATGAAATGGTTGATAGCTCTTGGTATAATCAAGTAACTAAACGAGCAGATCGCCTAGTAGTAAGGATGCGAGCACTAGCATAGAAGGAGTATATCTTGGGATTAAAACTTGCTGGACTAATGCTAATATTAATGATTGCGATGGGCGGAGTTGGATATTGGTATTATACTGATACCCAAAAGACTATGCGTATATTAGTTGCTAACGAAGCAAAAGCTACTTTAGCTGCAAAGACTGCTGAAGCCGCAACAAAAGCCATACAAGAAAATTTAGTACGAGTACAAGAACAACTTCAAAAAGTAAATGCAGAATTCGCAGAATCTAGGCAAAACAATAAAATATTATCTAAAAAACTTGGCAAGTATGATCTAGCAACAATGGGAGAAGAAAATCCTCCTGCTGTTCAGAGAATGATTAACGCTGCCACTAAAAGAGTTTCAAGATGTTTTGAGCTGGAAAGCGGTAGTAAGTTAACAGAAAGGGAAAAAAATGCTAAGAGTGGCAGGGAATTCAATCGTGAGTGTCCTTGGCTTTGGCCTGGTACTGCTAAGCCTTAGCGCATGCGGCGGTAGTCCTAAAGTATTAGAGGTCAGTGCAAAGCCAATAGAGATGCCCAAGTTAAATCTGCCTAGAGCAGATGTTCTGGATCTGACAAGTGCTAATCCTGTTAAGTGGCACGTAGTTACATTAAAAAATTACAAGGAGGTATTTGCAAAAATTAAAAAGTCAGGCCGGCCAATGACATTGTTTGCACTTACTGACAAGGGGTATGCATCCCTGGGTCTACAGTTAAGCGACATAAGAGCGTTTATAGAACAGCAAAAATCTATAATTATAGCTTACGAAAGTTACTATAAAGAAAGTAACAAAGCCCTTGAAGATGCAAATAAGCAAATAAAAAAGAATAGTGAAGAATATAAGAAATTAAATAAATCAGAAGGGTTTTTAAAAGGACTATTAAAATGACTGTAGAAGGAGGCACTAAGTTAGGACACAGTGGTGCTAACAGTTATTGCCAAAATTGTGGACATCATAGTCATTGTGGAGCACCACTAAGAGAAGAAAGAGTTACTAATGTTTGGGGGAAACATTTAGGTTATGTAGAGATATGCAAGCACTGTAGATGTAAGCAATGCAGTGAAGTAGAAAGTTTAGGAAATTAAATGAAACAGTTTTTATCAGCGACAATACTGGTAGTATTTTTATCAGGATGTGCAGGGTTAAGTGATATGATTCCTAGTTTTTGGGATGATAACCAAAGCGCACGTATAGTGGATATGTATGTAAAATCTACTAATTTAAATTGTAAACAACCACACTTACCACAGGTTAAGAGCATGAAAGATGACTTACAGTGGTTTGAGCTATACAGTAAAAGTAAAGGTTGGTTACAACGTGACGTAATTAAATTAATTGCACCTATGCAAAAGACTGTACTAGAATTTTATAAACGTAGCAGTGGTGAAAAGCAGGGCAGTGTAGCATATTGCGAGATTAAGAAAAAACTACTAATTAAGCAGAGCAGGGACAGTGCAAAATCAGTATTAGGAAGGTATGACTTATAATGGATAAAGCAATAGAAGATCTTAAAGCTCTAATGGACGATGGGCCAGACTGGGCAAAAGAACGTGCAGGTATTGTATTAGATTTGCACAGTCAACATGAAGCAGGCGATATTTCAGATGATGAATTTGCAGAATTATTAGAAGATCTAATACGTACAGATCAATTAGATGAAGCGAGTGACAATCTAGATATGAAAAATAATTTTGTTACCAGTGTTATGGCTATTAAAAATGTAATAGGAATTGTTGCTTAATTGGAACTATTAGTTAAGGCAATCATTGGTGGAGCAGTTATTGCAACTGTAAGCACTGTAAGTCAAAAATATCCTACCATAGGAGCTTTCGTGCTGGGCATTCCGCTTGCTAGTTTTGTAGCATTTATATTCATGTATTACAGTGGCGTCGACGCACAAACATTTAAAACAATTAGTATACAAACTATATGGTTTGTGGGCGTAAGTTTATTGTTTTTTCCTATATTTGTGTATACAATGCCATATGTAGGGTTTTGGAGTGCGATGATAATAGGCACAGTGATTACTGGATCATTGATGCTGGGATTATATCGATACCTAGTCTAGTAAGGCAGTAATGTAAGTTGAAAAAATTATTTGAATACATGCACAAAAAGAATGTAGGTGATGGTCCACCTGGAAGTTGGTCTAAATCTAATCATTTAGAAAGTTTAGCATGGTTATTTGAAAATTTTACTAAAATTTCATGGCTCAATCCCGGTCCATTATTATATGGCAATTTAAACATTGAACGAACAGCATCACACTTAGGGTTAGATACTGATACTGTACAAGAATGGCTTGATGATCCTAAGTTTGCTCATTATAAGAATTGTGTTCCTGAATTCAAACCTATAGATAAAAACGAAACTGAAACTATAGAATTTTTATGTAATCTAATAGGCCTGGATACAACTAAAGTATCCATCTTCTTACAGACTTTAAGACCAGGTGGAATGGCACCATGGCATTTAGATGGAAAAAAACATATAGAATATGGTGTATCACCTGAACAAGAACATCTCTGTGAGAGACATATAATTTTTCTAGAAGACCAACATCCTGGACAAATGTGGCAAATAAACGATGATTATATCAGCTGGAAAAAAGGTGATATTCTTACATGGCAACAAAGTTCAGCACCGCATGGTACAGCAAATGTAGGATATCATGATAGGCATATTATCATGATTTCAGGTCTTAAAAAAATATAGAAAATGTAATAAAACCGTAATATAATATCTGTTAAATAATCTTGGAACAATAATGTTCCTGGCAGGCAACGTTGAGCCTGCTCTTCACAATGTGAGCGACGGGGTAAAGCCGTCAAACAGAGGAGATAAAAAATGGACGCACTTACACTATGGATGGGCCTTGGATTTCTATTAGCGGCTTATTCAGTAATCGCAAACGATTCAGTACAAACTCTCGGTACCTGGATTGCATCCAACAACGAACGATTCAATTGGAAGATACTTTGGTTTGCCGCCAGCATTGTATTGCTGTGGGCACTGTGGTATGGTTGGATTGTGTATGAGGGAGACATATCTTATGGCCGGTTAAACAAGATACCATTCCAGGAGATACAATGGTACCATGCAATGGCACCAGGAGTATTGTTACTATTGACTAGGGTAGGAGTGCCTGTGTCAACATCATTCTTGGTGTTGAGTGCATTTGCTTCTACATTTGTGTTAGAAAAGATGTTGATGAAATCAGTAATGGGATATGCAGTGGCAGGT